CATTTCTAGCAACACACGCACCGAGCCAGATGCGTTAGGAATAATCTCTTTGATTACTCCTGTCTTTTTTGACTTTAGGGTGGTGAATAAATCACCGACCTTGTAAGTGTATCCATTTACTGTCATTTTGCTTCCTTTCTTGTAGGTGAGTATTGTAGCATTAGGGTCTGACATTTATCAAGCCCAATCTTATTATTTGAGATACCAAGCGTGTGAGTAATCTCACACGCCTGGTTTTTGATCCCTAGTTCTCGTATTGTGGAAGCCAAGGGTCTAGGTGGTGAGCATCTACAATAGCGTGTGCAGGTGCGCTATCTTGTCCACGCCATGAGATACCTTCAGGTAAGTTAATCTCTCGACCATAGTCCTCGTCATAGTATGCGTCAATAGCATCTATGCAAGGTTGCACCATAGCAACTGGAACGGGCGGGTAATGATTACCTTGCAAGTGAATTGCTAATCCCGCTTCCAATCCTAATTCTTCTTCAAGTGCTAACGCTGTTGTGTATCCCATTATTAGTTACCTTCCTTAATTGTTACTTCAGCCCAAGTGTTATTTTCATTAGCAAGTGGAATTACATTTGACATTCCAAGTGCGTGTAGTGTTGCACCCTTACACATCTTTTCGATAGAGTAAGAATCCATAGAGACTAGCGCAGGAAGTAAGTGTGCTGGAATCTTATCCAAGTCAATTACTGCCTCGAACTCAACTGTGTGTGGAACTTTCATTAGATTAGACATTTATTACCTTTCGTTGGTTGGATAAGAGTATTTTACACTAGGCCACTGACATTACCTAATCCATTCTCGGCGTGTCGCAGCTTTTGTGAGATTAATCACAAATTTTCAGGGTCTGTGGATAAACCCCGTAAGCCTGTGTATAACCCCCCACATATGGGGGCAGCGGTCCCCTTTTGTCAAGGGGACACGCCGTAGGTTACCAGCCTATTTATTATCCCAACGATACGGCAAATCATCCTGGCCATCTCTATCGATATCTATTTTAGAACTATGCAACATATACACCGTTAATACAATCGGTGAAATTAAAAACATAATTAATATGATTCCGATCAAGGATCCGATTAGGTCCGTCATTTTTTACTCGCAGAAAATCTAATATCCGCTTTACCATAAACACATAGGCCACATGAAACACATGCGGACCCTGCATTGCTAATAAGTGGAATTGATTTCATATTCTCTGGACACTTAGCGCCAGGCTTGCCAGTCAATTCTTTCATTGTGTCTTCGGTTGAAGCGAATGTCTTGCCTAGGTAGGCCAGGCGGACTTGAGAATTCTTTTTTAAATCGAATGCTATTTCTTTATTCTCGTCGTCGGTGGAATAGTAAAGAGATAAGTTAGATACATCCTTAAGAATAAGCGCTGCAGACTTTACACGTGTGTAAACCCAAAATTGAACATCCGCATGCTCATTGATTACATTCTTCCATGCATAAGTATAGAAATCATTGAAGAAATCCCCGTCCCAGTGGATACGGAATAACATAGGGGCGTCTTTCTTTACACAATCAGCCTTGAAATCAATAATCATTTCATTAAGCAATTGATACATGGTCTCCATGTCTGCATTGCGTAGGAGCTCCCAATTGTGGAGCAGGTTAACCTTTACGCCCTTGAAGAGCTTTTCAAGCTTGCCTGCATAGCAAACACTTTCGCAGATAGACGTAGCGCCAGGACATGAATAGTCTTTTCCTGCAGGTAATCCGAACGTGTTAGCAATTGCGGCTTGCTTTCCATTTTTTGTGACAAGGTTAGCCACCTTTCTATCATTAGAACGTTTAAGTTTCATGGGGGTAATTATAGCGTTGGCCACTGACATATTAGTAATCCTCATCCATGCCGTGGCCAGCAGACGCAAGAGCGTCCGAATCAGCCCAGCCACCAATTTCATAGAATTCCATTTCTTCGGAATCATAGCATTCGGCGCAGGTATAGTCATCGCCATAAATTTCATATTCTTCAACAGAATCAAAAGTTGCGGTATCGCCACAAATTTCATAGTTCAAGCAAGCGACGGTAAATAATTCCATGAGGAACCTCTTTCGTTGGTAGTTGAGAGAATTATAGCAGGATAGACTGACATTTCCTAATCGACACGCAAATTTCCAGGGTGATTTACATCACATCATAACGACACGCCCGACCCCGCACATATGGGGGCGCAGCTGCATATTTATGCGCTACTCTGAATATTTATTTTTATGTTTGATCTTGCGTGTGTATTTTTTTTTATTGCGAACAGGTTGCGCCGCATTACTGCGACGCAATTCCTGAATGCGTTTAACTTTATCTCGTAGAGAGTTTTGGAATGACATAATTACTCGCTTCATAGAATTTAGTTACATTGAAATTAGGATTTTCGTTTGCACACAATTCCGCAAAATCTAAAACCATTTTAGAAAATACAGCAGGGTGCGTTTTGTTTGAGTTATAGTTTAGAATTTCAGCGATTGCCTCAAAGTGTTTGCGTGTCATTGTCATTTTACAGTTACGACCTTTCTTTCCTCACGATAGAAGTGGCGAGTGAAACATTTCATTTCTGAATTGTAAATATTTACAGTTGAGAATTCGTTAGCAAATCCCCAATCAGTAAATGCAAAGAAATCTTTCCACGCATCAAATTCGCTTGCGTAGTCTTGTTGCCAGTGTGGTGCATTTCCGTCATAAGATAAAGTTATTTTATACATTGTCGCTCTCCCAATCTAGTGTTACGCATTCGCATTTTGTTATTTCGATTGTATTTCCTTTTTGCCATACAGTTGCGAGAGTATCGCAATTATCGCAAAGGAAAATCCCGTCAAGGCTATCTTTAACCATTCCCATTTATTCACCAACCTTTACTGCGATTGTTGCGAATTTATTTCGCAGACCGCCTGTGCGGATTTCGATTAAAAACGCTTCGGTTTTTTCGCCATACCAAATTGCTGGGCGTGGTTCAGCAGATACGATTTCGCCTGAAAAGTGGCGAGAGTTTGAGCGGTAAGTCTTGCCGATTAGCAAGTTTTCGATTGTGTATAGTTTAGTTGCCATTAGTGGCACCCTCTTTCGTTGTTGTTGATACGGACATTGTAGCAGATAGCACTGACATGGCTTCCGCTTTTGAGGCTTGTCGTGTCGCTAACACATGAGCCTTGAATTCATCGAGATTCATTTGGCTTCCTTTCGTTGAAGTTATAGTAGACATTATAGCGGATAGGACTGACAAAGTGTTAATTTTGCAAGGGTTTGTCTCATTATTTGGAGCGTGGGTCTTGTGATAAGCGTCACACCTAAATGTCCGATTTGTCTGTCAAATCGACACGCCGTGCAAGTTCAGGGTTTCTGTAACAATGTCGTAACGACACGCCCGACCCCGTGCCTTTGCGGGCCAGCTTGATTTTGTCAAGCCGACACGCCGTTTATTTATTTTTATTTATTGCAAGCGTCTACAAATCTCTGTGCATCGAATAAAAGATTATCTTCTGCAAAGTATCCCGCAAAGTCCTCTACTAGATCATGATAAGTAAATTCATTACCGATTAAATCTTTATAAGATGAAAGAATTTCGGCGATACCGATATAGTGTTTCTTGCTTAGCATTTATTCTAATCCATTCTCTAGTAGGTCTTTTATTACAAGGCGTAGCATAAGCAGGGCGGGAATACCGATACCTAGTTGCACTAGCGTAGTTAGTATGCGATTAGTAGTCATTACTTATTCTTCTTTCTCTTATAAATCTTATAAGCGGTTACTAGTAAGGCGGTGATAATGATAGTGTGCCAAGGTAGATAGATAGCACCTAAGAAACTATCAAACTCTAATCCGTATTCGTTTAGTGATAACTCTACTCCGTTAATCGTCATTACTTTACCTCTACTTCTCTAATGTTATAAGTGAAACCCTTACCGAGTTTATTTAGTTCAGCGATTACCGCTAAGATTTCTTCGGGCTTACTAGCCTTTTGATTAACGGCTAGTAGTTGGCTACCTTGCCATAGTGTGTAGGTGATAGTCATTTATAGTGCTCCCTCTTGTAGTAGTCCAATTTCAATAGTTAGTAATTCATCTGGTGTTGCGTTATCTAGTGATACCCACCCTGCACCCTCGTTATCCATACGGAATAATTCTATGTAACCCATTACGCTACCTCTGCCATTTCTGCTAGTAGTGCGTCTACTTGCTCGTCTGTTAATTCATCTTCTAATTCATCTTCGTCTTGCTCTACTTCTTCATCTAAGTATGCGTATGCGTCTGCTACATCTTCTTGGATAGTGTCCCACTTAGAGATAGAGTTAGTGCGTGTGTTGTATGCGTATGACATTTATTTATTCTTCTTTCGTTAGTAATTTTTGGGGGGGTCTTATTCGCTAGGCTCACCTTACGGATTATTTGCTAGGCTCATACCCTTATTTAGTTATGGTGTAACCTTATCATGGGCTACTGACATTTAGCCCCATTTAGGGCTAGTGTCTAGTGTGAGTTACCTCACACCTACTAGGTTATGCTCGGCGTAGTTACCGCCACACATTACGCATAAGGAGTATGCGGTTACTCTACCGCAACCTGCTGAGCAGGATACATAGCCAAGACGCTTAGCGTCTGACTCTACTAGGTAGTCGTTACGACTTTCCCAAATTCTGTTAGTCATTTTAGACCTAACCTTTCTTAGTAAGACTTTCTTACTTTCTTTATACCTTAATCATAGCAAGGGGCACTGACATTTATACCCCTATTCTCGGGCGTGTCGAAATAAATCTTTGCAAACCTATGTGATTTGCACCACAAAGATCCCATGCACACGCTCATTATGGGCGGTCTATCCTAAATGTCCGTTTCTCTCAAATATGTGTATCGTACAAATTAAAAATATATTAACATTTTCTGAAATTTGAAAAGGGGTTGACACCGAAAATACAAATGTTATACTTTTCTAGGGGGGTCGGGGGGTCAGTAAATCAATAAATATTAAATATATTATATATATAGTAAGACCTAAGACCTAAGATCAAGTGATACAACCAATGCTATAATTATAATCTAGCGACAGGAAAATCATGGAACATAGACTACTCACTAAAGATGTTATCCTTTTTAAAAATACACTAAGGGATCCAGCTGCGACCCAGGATTTTATTATACGCTCTAAAACCAATAATGACCAGTGGTTTGGAAACTGGGAAGACTGGCGTCCTTGGGGTCAATATTCAAAGGCCTATCCATATCAGGACTCATCATATGAAGTTTGTCAAAATGAAGGCGGAGAATACCTAAGAGAATTTCTAGACATCTTCTGGAACGTAATGAAGATATATAAGGAAAATTATTTAAACGAAGACTACTTTAAGCTAATAGACGAAGACCCTAATATTCCAACGACTATGGAAGAAGCTAGAAAGCATCCAACATACTGCACTGCTGATGTTGTAATTTTAGAATCAGAAAACACAGATACTTCAAAACCACTATCAATGGAATACCATCAGGATAGAAGGCCTTGGTTTGGTGGCACTCCACATATATTTAATTTTAATATCTATACTAACGATGATTATGAAGGTGGAGATATTTTACTAATCAATACAGAGGATGCAGAGATATCAACCTATATTGATGAAGCTGGGGTAGAGAGAAAATGCTACATGATTGATCCACCAGTAAGATACAAGATGGAAGCTGGAGACGGACTTCTATTTAGAACAGACGTATTCCATGCGGTATTACCAGTTGTAGGAAATAAATTTTATGTTCGTCAATTCTTAACAGCATCATTCAAGAAAGAGTATGAAGACAAAAAGGCAAGTATGTCAGAAGAAGAATTTGATGATCTTTTAAAACAAGAAGAAAAAGAAGGATTTGCTAAGTACGGCTGGCAATGCAGAATTTATAATTCAAAAGAAGAAATAGGCAATGGCGGAAATGACAATCAAATAGTTTGTGTAGTCAAGAATGTTTGATGCTTTTGAATTGACTAATGGAGTTCTTGTATTTAAGAATGTATTAAAAGATCCAAAGAAAACCTATGACACTATAAAAAAATCTCAAACTGAAAAACATGAGTTATTTACAGACTGGATGGATTGGGGAATCTCTGGATGTAAGTCGACATTAGATCCGTATGACACAAGAGATCTTAATAACGAACCTGGAGAGCTTATCAAAGAGCTTGGTAGTATATATACACAATGTATTAACTACTACAAAGACAACTATCTAAACATGGACTACTTAAAGTCCTTAGATATAGAACCAAACTACAATATACCAGCAACATACGAAGAGGCATCTCAAGCTGGTGGATGGGGATCTGCAGATATACTTCTTGTAGACTATGCAGACAGTTTTGGTGATGATGGATTTATAAACGGATACCACATTGATAGAACTCCATTTTGGGGTTCATCTCCACATGCATTTACATTAAACGTATACCCATATGATGATTTTGAAGGTGGCGGATTGGCATTTATAGATATGGAAACGGCAGAACGAAAGATTACAGATAATGGCGTAGAGTACTATGAGATAGATAAGCCAATAGAATACTTCCCTGAAGCTGGAGATGCTATGTTTTTCTCTTCATTGCATTATCATGGCGTGTATGGAACCAAAAACGGTGAGAAGGTATTTATTAGAATGTATGTAGAGTCGCCTATGCCTAATGCATATAAGAAGGAAATAGAATTTATGACTCAAGATCAAATTAATGAAAAGCGTGATATATCTAGAAAAGAGTGTTTTGCAAGTAACTCTCATCAAGCTAACATTTATAATTCTGTAGAAGAAATATCAAATATACAAAAGTTAAATAAGAAATTCATAATTAGGAATAAAGCAGTTGACTAGGATTATGGTATACTAATATTATGAAATGTAATTTTTGCGAAAATCCAAAATACGTAGAGCGTATTAACTCAAAGGGCGTACTTGAAAATTTTTGCGTATCTTGCATTGAAAAATTAATTAAAGGCGGGAAATGAAGACAATAATCTGGATCGGCATTATAGCTATCCTAGTACATATATGCGGAATAATTCTGCAAGTCTATATGAACTAGGGGATATAGCTTAATCTGGTTAAAGCACTTGTCTTATATACAATAGATTCTGGGTTCAAATCCCAGTATCCCTACAAGGAGGTCAATATGAACTGGATACAGGCATCAGTTATATTTGGACCAATAATAATATTGATCATTGCATTTTGGGATGATATAAAATAAAGCAGTTGACTAGGATATATATATGAAGAAATTATATGCATTAGTAAGTACCATTGCGATAGCAATCCTTTCAGGAGTTGCATTGTCTAAATTTTTAAATTGGGCGGGAAATGTAGAAATCTTTGATTTTGACCTAGACGAAGATATAGACTATGAAGAACTCTAAACTATATAGGTCAATACTCTGGCTATCTTGGATTCTCATTGGTCTATATACAATAGGGACATTATGGATAATAAGGTAAATTCGGACAAAGCAGACCAATTAGCGAAATATTTGCTAGATCGTCGATATGAGGAATGCAATTATTATCAAGCTGACAAGTTCATTGCACGGTGTTCGCTAGAGTGGGTCATAAAGGGGCTTAAGAGCCGATTAGAGACATGTTTGAATGCAGAGTCAGGGGTATGTGACATATGGTACTTAGAATCCCATTCTGACTGTTTATTATTAATGAATCTAATATATGAATATAGTGCTGATCCCCTGTATGATGCTAAATTTTAAAAAGGGTTCTTCTACCGCCGCCGCACTTCAATTTTTTCACTTTTGCACTATATAGGTCTTTTGTCTCTTTTGTATGCATTAGAAATTGTTTTAGATAGATATTTGTATTTTGATCTTGTTTCATCATAACTAAAAAACATTGATATAGATAATCTATCAGCGCCCAAAACTTCTGTTACCTCATGCGGGGTGTTCTTATTACTATTAAAAAAAAGTAGTTGACCAGAATTTGGCTTAACTTTTATGTTTTGAAAAATAAATTCTCCACCATTGTAATCACTATTTAAATAAAGTATTGCAGATATTAGATTTTCTTCATTATTATCTATGTCTGTATGTAGAGAATTAAATGATCCAGACTTCATAGTTAGAAATTCAACCCATTGTGTGTAAACTTTAGCATTATTATATTTAGATATTATGCTAGAAGTTTTATCTACTATTAAATCAATAGAGGTTTGTTTATTTAAAAAAGATTCAATTTCTTCTTTAGATAAAAAATTATTTATTGATACCAGCATTTTTTGCATTAATTATTTTGTGAGTGTTATCGCAATATGGAAAATCTGCTGATTGTCCACAAATGCACTTCTTTTTGCAGAATGTTGTTTCAGGGTATACTGTTTGTACCCAACTAATTATCTCTTTTTCATCCGTCATGTGCGGATGCTTGTCTGGATTAAATAGCTCATATGTTCCAGGAGCATGCTCTAGTTCCATGCAGAAGTTTGAATAAGCATACCTTGTACCAGATGTAATTTTTCTTACACCATGCTCCCAAGGGTGTGTTGCTCCATGTATTGCCATATCTCCTGGTCGCACATCTACCTCTAAGCAATCAAATGGGTCCCCAGGTCTATTTTTTACAGATCCGTCTTTTTCAAGATTTGGGTAAAATATTTGTCCGTCAGCGTAGTCTCCAAAATATGTAACTATTCCATGACTTAGTCTACAGCAAGTTGACCATCTATCTAATTGTGTTAGATTATGCTCCATATTCATTCCTGGGCTATCTGCGTGTACAAACATGCCCTCATCACCTGGACGCATAACATTAACAAAAAGCTGTGGATGGATGTAGTGCTCTGGGTATAGGGCTAAAGAAATTCTATCCCATATAGGCTTTAATTCAAGCATCAAGGGTCCTGTTTTATTTTTGTACCAATCAATTGCCTGGTCTTCAAATTTAAATGCATCCTGGTTATTAGCAAATTTAGATTCATACTCTTTCATGATTGACATTATTTGGTTATTTTCTTCTTCTGTTACAAAGTTACGCCAAATCCAAACTTGATCCGCCACTTGCTCAAAATTCTTGTTGTCAGTAAACATTATTTTTTCCTAACTATACGTTTAAAAAATCCTTTTATTTTATTAAGATTTTTTTGAAGGTCTTTTTCAGCTTTTCCACTAGGTGTATCACCATAGCCAGGTGAAGAAAAGTAAGGGCTATGCATTGCTTTTGAAAAGTGATCTCTAGGGGACATAATAATATAATTATACCACTTAAATAATAAAGCCCCATTCAGAGGCGGATCCGAATGAGGCTTTATATACTGGGAGCAAAACTCAACCAATACTTTAAAAGTATAAAGTATTATCCAAATAATGTCAAGGAACTAATACGCCTTTTTCTACAAGAAGGTCATACATGTTTCCCATTTGCCACTGCAAGAATGGCTGGTTCTTAATAATTTGCTGCTCAACATCTGCAATATCTGCCCCTGAAGAAACTCCAGCAAATCTTGTATCATTATTTAGTTTTTCAAGCATTAGTAGTACTACTTTTTCTTTTTCCATTTTATTCTTCCTCACCTGGTGTAAATGAAGGCGCTGGTCCCAAAAGGTAACCCGCCTCATGATATTCTATCATTTTTTGAGTATCTTCACTACCTACAATTTTATTTGAAATTAAGGTAAGAAGGTCGTACATTCTATGAAGCATAATATAATTAACCATAGGTAAATTATCTTCAAGATTATTTGAAACTTCTTTATTCAGGTCTTCCTGCATCTAACCAAAAAGCCTCTCTGCCCATAGAGTCGGTAATTGGGATATTGATCGACTCTCTATTACACTCACAGTATTCTTTATTACACACTTCTATTTTCCTCAACCAGCTTTACTATTTTTTGATATGTTGCAGACCCCATATCCTTTCTGTATTCACACTCTAGGCAATATAGAGATATGTTATCTGCTAAATCTTGATTACAAAAAAGAATGGATTGGTCTACTGGGCATAAAAGCTTTTCAACCAATCCTTCTTCTGACATGGAGATGTAAGTTGATACATATTGTATCCTCATCCCATCTCCTTTACTTTGTCGGAAATTTTAAGAAAAATTCCTTAGCTCTTGGGGTCATGCCCTTCCAAGCTGACCAATCACTGCCGCCATCGGTCATATAGTACGTTATCTCTGCGTTTGTTACTGGGTCGAATAACTCTTTGTTACTCTGTAGATCAAATTTCTCAAGTCTGTCAGGACCAAGATTTCCAATCATATTTATCTGAAATAATCCGTAAGAATTATCTCCTGTTTTTCTGTCCCCGTTATATGCAAGCGGTCTTCCATTAGATTCACGCTTTGCTATGGACCAAGCTTTTTTAAGACCTAGTCCTTCGAATCCTACAGTCTCCAGAAGTGTTAACAACTCTTGATCTGTAAGCATCTCAGATGGTTTGTAAATTTCTTTACTAAAGCTATCTAAGACTTCTTGCTTTAATTGGGCTTCAGTTTTCACTAAAGGTTCTACTACAGTTACAGCGTTTGCTGTGTTTCCAAACAAAAATAACATTGTTACTGCTATTATCGTCCAGTCACGAACTAAATCGCTAAACTGTTGCTTTATATTCTCCATTGGCATTTCCTCCTATAGAGATAACGAGATACAATCATAACATTAATAGATAAACCATGTCAACTTAGTTAACTGAAACAATATCTCATATATTGATATTTCTAAAAATATTTTTCACCCCTAGACCGCTAAATAAAAGTTTGATACACTAGGACTTCATCTAAAAATTACACCGCAAGGCGGAGAAAAGGTCGTATGATAAATGTCACAAAATATTGAAAATCCTTATGAGAACTTTATTGCTTTATCCAGATATGCAAAATGGGTAGAGGCAGAAGGTCGCAGAGAAACATGGGGAGAAACAGTAGATAGATACTTTAACTTCATGACTAATCATCTTAAGGTAAATCATAATTATATTCCAAATGAAAAGCTAGTTGCGGAATTAAAAGAGTTTGTGTTTGAACGAAACGTTATGCCGTCTATGAGATCAGTAATGACATCAGGAGCTGCTCTGGAAAGAGATAATGTTGCTGGATATAACTGCGCTTTCTTACCAGTTGACTCCCCTCGATCATTTGATGAGACAATGTATGTTCTTATGTGCGGAACTGGAGTTGGATTCTCTGTTGAATACAAGTATATAAATAAGCTTCCTCCAGTCCCAGAAAAACTTGAAAAGTCAGATACTGTTATTGTTGTTGAAGATTCAAAACAAGGATGGGCAAAAGCTTATCGTGAACTACTTGCTTTACTTTGGACAGGACACATTCCAGCAATTGATGTCTCAAAAGTTAGACCTTCAGGAGCACGTTTAAAGACAATGGGAGGAAGATCCTCTGGTCCGCAACCACTAGTAAATCTTTTTGATTTTACAATTGCTAAATTTAAAAATGCTACAGGAAGAAATCTTAAGCCAATTGAATGCCATGACATTATGTGCAAGATTGGCGAAGTTGTAGTTGTCGGCGGAGTACGTAGATCAGCAATGATTTCTCTTTCTAATATTAATGACATTGAAATGGCACAAGCTAAATCAGGAAATTGGTGGGAGCAAAGCCCACAACGTGCACTATCAAATAACTCTGTTGCTTATTCACGCAAACCAGAGATGGAGCAGTTTATTGCAGAATGGAAATCTTTGTATGACTCAAAATCTGGAGAACGAGGTATATACAATGTGGCCGCAGCTCAAGCCCAAGCAGCCAAGTTTGGAAGAAGAGATCCAGATATACACTACGGAACTAACCCATGCTCAGAAATTATTCTACGTCCTTATCAGTTTTGTAACCTTTCAGAAGTCGTATTACGTGAAAATGATACAAAGAAAGATATTCAGCGCAAAGTTGAACTTGCTACAATTCTTGGAACGTGGCAATCAACTTTAACTGATTTTAAATACCTACGTAAAATTTGGAAAGATAACACAGAGGAAGAACGCCTCCTTGGAGTTTCTTTAACTGGTCAGTTTGGTCATAAATTTATGTCGGGTAAAGAAGACCTAATTTCGCTTGAAGCATTTCTTATGACTCTGCGTGAAAAAGCAAGAGAAGTGAACAGAGAAGAATCTGGAAAAATTGGTATTCCAGAATCTGCAGCAATTACTTGTGTTAAGCCTTCTGGAACTGTTTCTCAACTTGTTGGGGTATCTTCAGGTATGCATCCGTGGCATTCTCCATATTATATTCGTACAGTACGTGGATCAAAGGGAGATCCAATCTCTACATTTTTAAAAGAAGTTGGAATCCCAGTAGAAGATGATGTGATGAAGCCAAACGACACATATGTATTTTCATTTCCAGTCAAAGCGCCAGAAGCTGCAATTGTTAGAAATGATTTAACTGCAATTGATCATTTAAATATTTGGCTAGTATATCAACGTGCATGGTGTGAGCATAAGCCATCAATCACTGTTTCTGTAAAAGAAGATGAATGGATGGAAGTGGGCGCTTGGGTATATAAGAATTTTGATGAGGTGTCTGGAATATCTTTCTTGCCACACTCAGAACATTCTTATAAGCAGGCTCCATACCAAGAGGTTTCTAAAGAAGAATACGAAAGGCTTGTTTCAAAAATGCCTAAAAATATTCGTTGGGAAGATTTATCTTTTTATGAGACAGAAGATGGAACATCACCCTCTGCCACCCTTGCCTGCAGTTCTGACGGTAATTGCGAACTTGTAGATATTTCAGCATAGTGGTAGAATTATAGTATTCGGCCACAGCCGAAAATTCCAAGGGCAAATTGCCCACAAGGAGATAACAAAATGGCTAAATTTGCAAAAGCAGATTTAAATAAAGATGGGAAAGTAACTATGCAAGAACAGATCCTAGCAGCATTGGCAAGCTACGGAAGAGCATTTCTTTCA